GGTGCAAGTTCTGATGTAGCAACGTCTAGTGCGACCTGTACTACGTCTTGTTTTTCAATAATTACATCTTTTTTCACGTTAGTTTCCTCATTATTACGTTTTAGTTTTTTGGTTTGAGACGCTGCTTTCTTTTTGAAATCAGAAAGTCTTGCCTTCATAAGAGTATCCATCTCTTTAGTCTTTTGAACCATCTTCCCCTTTGCTTCACCACGTTTTTTCTGCAAATCTTTCTGACGATTAAGTTTTTTCATCTGTCCGATTTGTTTCTGTGCTCTCTCTGTTTCAGAGGACACTACTTCAGTGATTGGAGATTCAATTTCGGTATGTTCTTTTTTTGTTCCAGTCATTTTTCTGCGTTGTATACGGGAGAAGAGATCTTTAGCACCTTTGGTACGACCATCCACTGTCTCATTATTTTTTTTATACTTACGATGTTGTCTAGGGTTCACCATGACAAATGCGGGAGGTAACTGAAGACCAGAACCATCACCAGCAGAGTTTATCATCTCATTCATATTAGATTCAATTGTTTTAGACATTCCTCGTCAACATCCTTGTTAAGTACATTTGGTAATCTATTTAGAAATAACATAAATGCCTTGATAACAGGCCAATATGTGTCTTCTAATTTATAGAATAGCAGCGGTGTTGCTGCCTCATCAAAAACATTATATAAAACGATCACATGATTGAGTATCAGGTGAGTTTTTAACTCTCCCGTTGACTCATATCTCCTCATCAGTCTTTTGATGTACTTAAACCTCTTCAGGTCCTCTTCAAAATCAGAGTAGGTTACAGACAACGGGTTGTTATAATTTTTAATTGCAAAGATTAACCAATTTTCTTGGTTCAATTCACTAATATTCATATCATATTATGATCCGAATGTTAGAGTTGCTGCTCCATTAGAGATTACTTCTTCAGTACCGTTTGCAGATGTGATCTTAACACGATACTTCTGTCCATCTAGGGTAGCACCAGCAAGTCCAGTGTAACCAAGTGTGGCTGTAGTGAAGTTAGTATAAGTAATACCTGTATCAAGTGAAGCAGTGATATTCTGCCAACGCTTACCAGATGCAGTCTGACGCTGCCAGACATATGCAAGTGTTCCAGGTGTTCCTGTTGTAGTTGTAGCAAGGTTCGCAAAAGTACCAGCACCAGAAGATGATGTGGAAGAAGCAGGTTGTGTGCCAATAGCCACAGAAGATGCAACATCAGCAGCAATTGTATCATCAGCCATATCACCAGATGTACCAGCAGCAACAGACATCGCTGCTATACACTCTGCCTTGTGACGAGTGTTACCATAGTGATCAGTGAATGTTCTGTACAACCACCAACCAGGATTCTTAATTCCACGAGACTTACTCTCGTTAAGAGAACCCTCAGTAGAATCAGCAAATATTAATTCATAACTGTTGGAGTCTCCACCTAGGATTACAAATTCTGCAACCTGTTTTGGAGGAGTTCTTTTAATTACACTAGCAGCAGCAACTGTAGCAGTTGATCCAGCATATACTTTGTGTAATTCAATACTAGTAGTTGTAGTAATAGTCTTGACGATGTAGTTTACACCATCAATTTCAAGTACATCACCACCGACTACGGTGTCAGCAGCGTTCTTTGTTACAGTGGCATCACCATTGGTGACACCAATAGTGTTTGAGAATGCAGCAGCATCCGTGGTTCCAATAAGTGACATCTTTTTCTCTAATCTTATATTGTTCTAAGTTTTATTTATAAAAGGACTATTCTTTTGCTGCGATAGCAGCTTTGACAGTCTCAAGTAGCTTGTCATCCATATCGGTTTTGGTCAGTTTAACTGCCTTACCCAAGATAACTAAGCAAATATCTATTAATTTTTCCCCAAGTTCCTCATTTTCGGGAATCTTGTTTACTGCATCAGAAATTACTTTTGTTGCAAGTGGAAGTAAAAAAGAAAACATGGTATTATTCCATAATGTGTGTTCTTCTATTTATTACTTTTCCCACTCCCCTAAAATATCACCCATGATCTTCATAAAATCCTTGAATGACATGAGTTTTCCCACTCTATGATGTCTTCTTGCTTTCAATACACCAGACTCAAATGACTCCTTGGTCAAAAACCCATCATCTCTGACTTTCATACCTTTAGGAATAGGTTTACACTTCTTACTATCATTACAATAGTACTCTCCTTTTCCACAAGTCTCTTCTTTAGTTACTTTTTTTTCTGGTAGTCCCTTATGCTTGGTAGATGCAAACTTTTTTGCATCTTTCATCTTTATGCTGGAAGCAACTCTGGAAATCTCAGGTGAGGTAGCTTTCTTTTCACCCTCCTTTTGAGTTTTTCTAACCATCCCGAAGAATCTTTGTTGGGACTTTGAGACTGACTTTTCATGTAATACCTCTTCATTTTTTGTTGTGGTCACTATGCCTTTCTGCCCATCATTAACGACAGGCATCACTTCAACATGACCAGATTTCTTATTCTTTTTAGAATAAGTATCCTTTTTGTTTTTAATTTGTTCCTTTAATTCCTTATAGGACTTCATTTTTTCTTAGACATAGCAATGATCTTACTGACCTTCTTACGTCTTGCATGTAGAAACTTATCAGATTTATCTACATCACCATCATTATCAATATCAGCATCTGCCTTACCAACTGGATCTAACTTCTTCTTTTCTGTTACATGCTCTACTTCTTCTGCTGCTTTCTTGAACGCATTTGGTGCAGGATATCCTTTATCACCTTTCTTAGCAGGAGATTCTCCTCTCTTTCTCTTTGCATGAATGTTATCATATAGACCTTTCTTTCCTTCTTTTATCTCATCTTCATGTGGTATTGTGTTACCATTTTTGTCTTTCTGATGGTGAAACTCATCTTCTTTAACGCAGTTAGGAACTTCCTTACCACCTTTTTTCTTAGTTCCCTTTGCTTTATATCCTTTCCAGCATGTAGAAGCACCAACATTATCTCTTGCCTGTGCCATACCTTCAGTAGCAAAGTATCTTCTCTTTTCTATAACGTAGATTTCTCCTTCTAGTTCAATTTCTTCACGTTCTAGAACCTCATACTCTTCATTTTTAGGAGCAGATTCTTGTCCTACATATGTACCTTTCTTTACTTCTTTCTTTTTCTTTGTAACATCCTCTATCTCTGCACCATTAGACTGTGGGTCCATACCATCAAAAGGTGCTTCAGATAAATTTAAATCTGGTAGGTTAGTATTCTGGAAGCAGTCGCCACCCATCCACTTTCCATATTGTTCCATCAAACCTGATGAAAAATCATCATTATTCTTGACTTTGTTTATTCTATCTTGCTTCTTCATTGTTAAAAAAGGAGGTTCTTCTCGTATTATTTATAGCTCTAACATTCTTAATCCACTCTCTGAACATTTTTCCTTCTTCAGAGATGATGATTGCATAGTTTCCACCAATTCTATGTATAGTCCCTTTGACTCCTGTTCTTGATGACATTACAGAGTCTCCTTCATTAAGAACATGCTCGTGTCTTTGCTGCTGTCTTAAAGCTTCCTCTCTTAGTTTCTTAAAATTCTTCATTTGAGACCCATTCCTTTTCTAACATCTAACATAAGATTTAATTTTTCCTTTTGAGATAGTGTATCAGGTATTCCCTGATAAAACAATAGCATATTTTTATTTTTTGCTGCATCTCTCATTTTACTAGCAGACATACCAGTTAAACCATCTGCATCTGGATCTCTTTCACCAGCAGATTGGACATCTATACCTCTAAATGTATAGTCTTTTCCATTATATTTTGCAGTAAGTATCTTAAACTGCTGAACTCTGTCAGATCCTACTACTACAGTGGCGTACATATAATCTCCTTGATATCTAGAAAGAACATTTATAATTGTCTTTAATGATGTATCATAAACAATTTTGTCACTGTGTTGTGGAAACATCTTTTTCATATAATCACTCTTAGTTTTAGAGTCTAATGGATTATTGTCCTTCTTTTGAGTGTGTGAAGGAAAAATTAAGTAATCATCATCTCCTGCTACTTCAGCAACTTTGTCAAGTAACTTTTCATGACCTGTAGTAGGTGGATTGAATCGTCCAAATGTAAACACTAGTCTATTTTTCATCTCCACTCACCCAATTCTTGGAAACATTGAAGTTAGCTTTAGAAAATTCTAATCTATCAACCAGTTTGATAGCATTATTTCCCTCATCTATAGCAACATATCCTTCTGGTGCAGTAATCTGGAACCCATCTTCTGTTTTTAGATATGTTCCAAATCTCTCACCCTTCTCAAGTTTACGAATGAATACTTCTTTCGCTCCTTGTAAAACTGTGTAGAGTTCCACTGTTCTTTTTAGACCGTCTTCGTTACTATCTATGAGGTCTAGACCATTGTACAATTTAGATAGTTTACTTGCCTTTGCTTTTGGTGTCTTTACTTTATCTGCTGCCTTATGTACTTCTTCTTGAAAATAATTTTTAAATTCTTTTACAAATTTTTCTGGTAAAGGAAGTCTTTTACCATCACGAACATACTTGTTAAAGAATATTTTAAGTCTAGGTCCTATTGTTAACTGATCTTTGTCTGCTATTTGCTGTGATACTACATCTAAAAAATTTCCACTGCGTGACAATAGCAATGTTGTTTTTTGTTTTAATCTTGTTAGAGAAGACTTCTCTGCATTTGTCAATAAAGTATCTTTTCCTAGTTGTCCAGTCTCAGAACTAAGAACTAAAACATTTTTTGATTCTTTTAATTTTGATACATCATATCCAAAAGCAGCATTTAATGTTTCTATAGTAGATCCTCTGTATGTGGTATGAAATACGACACCTATCTTTGCTGCCTTTGCTTTTACATAAAAATCATCACTCTCTGGTATTGCATAGGTGATAGTGTTTGGTTGAAATGTTAGTTGTTTTTTACCATCAATGGTTTTTGTTGAGGTATCATCTGTAAACAACAAATCGCCTTGTGCTATTCCTTTAATACCTAATTCTGGAAAGTATTCTAGTGCTACTTTTAATTTTTCTACAAGACCTGGTGACTCACCATGATTTCTATCAATGTCTTGTGCTGTAAAATTTATCTTAGGACTCTTGTTAAAAATAGATTTTGTTCCTACAAAAAATTTCCCAACAACTGGATGTGTACCACAGAATATAGCAGGAGCACCATCCCACTTAGTAGTAATTTTAAATGAATTTGATCCTTTACCACTAAAAGTGTTTGCAAGCAAATCTATAAACACAAAGGCATCCTTTGCACCTTGCTTCCCATCAAGCAAAATGCTATCTTCTAGATGTTCTAAGTGTGTGTTCTTGCTCATCCACCTACTTTGATATAAGCACTAGATTGCATATATGATTTTACTTTTGCATCTCTAAAAATATAGAATCCTTTAGATGATGCATACAAATACATTGACTTCAATATGTTTTGTTTTATTTCTTGTCGTAGCACTTGATTTTTACCAAGTAAAAATCCAACCTCATATGATTGAACTTTGTTCTTTATAAATTTAGTGATGGTTAGCAAAGATTCTCTTGACCTTTGCATCCTCTGAATTTGATCTATAACTTTTGCTTTGGAATGTTTACCACCAGACAATTTACTAATATAATCAGCATATGATGGTAGGTTACTAATGAGTTTTGAGTCAGTATTAAGGTCATCTCTTATGATTTTATAATCAAAAAAGTTTCTGTTAAATGTTTGACCAAAACATTTTCTTCTCATTGATTGCAGAACATTAAAATAACTTGTTCCTTTAGATAACCTAGTAATTAAATATGTAACTGGTAGCGTTACTTTTCCATGACTAGCTTCTTTTCCTTGCTGTAACTGTATCTGAATGTCTGCTAGTTTGCCTGACTCTTCAAATCCTCTAGCATCTAAAAATCCTCCTTGAAAATTTGGTGCATCAAAATTTATAATACATTTTTGTGCATCTTGTTTCCAATCTATATTGGTTACCTTAACATCCATATCAAGAAATGCTTCAAGAGATTTTACTTCTTTTATATCTACGACTTCTACCTTTGGATTTTTGTCAGTAGTTTTCTTTAAAGATATAGGTATAATATTTTTATCATTAAATTGTTTATGAATCCATTTATTATACTCATACAGATCCTTAAAATCATCAATTAATTTTACAGCATTTTTCATCTCAGAATTATCTGCCTGTAAAGATGATTTACCAGATGGTTTGTACACTTTTCTACCATCATATGATGTTTTTACTGCAATAATATCTGCTGGATTCCATTTATCTTCTGCCATCTGTATGTTTCCATACACCGCAGCAACGTCTCTTTTCAATGGACTCTTTTTTATTTTATTTTTCATGTCAGTATAAGTCTTCTTAAATTCTTTATACTGATCTTGTCTATAAAACTTGTATGTTCCACCAGAGACATATGGACTATGTATTTTGTTTGCAATATACACGCTAGATGCTGCCCAATCACCACCAGAATCAGACATATTTACATAGTCTTTAAACTCATTAAAATATTTACTGTCAATAACTGTCTGTTGTCTTGCTTTATTTGAAATAATTTTAACATCATCCTCTTCATTGAGAATATCAATAAACTCACCAACCTCTAACTTAGATCCTTTTGCTTGTCTACATGCACAAGCATAAGCTTGTAGTGATTCATTAATTGCTGTAGATTGTGCTGGACTTTTTGATCCTGTGCTGCCAAATCCAATAGAATTGAACATGGTTAGTTTATAGTTATCGTCCCAAAGATTATTGTTTTCTAATACACTCTTTACTGCTTCTCTATAATCTTTAATATCACTCTGACTTAACTCTCCTATGACATCGTTATCTCTAGGTAATCTACTTGATATGTGTGGGTTTACTTTTACTTTACCATTTCCTTGATCAAGAGCAAAGTAATGTGTAGCACCACTTGTTATCTGTCTTGGTAGATGAGTTGACATTGCATCCAAAACCTGTATGAAAGATTTTAGTAAATTCTTATTATATCTCCAAGCACTAGAATCAACATGTACACTGTCCACATCTCTTTCGTTATGTATTGCCTTGTCGTATGCCATAATTTTATACTATGTTCTATTATTTAGATTTAAATACTCCTATTTTTGCTAGTAGATAAACTGATAGTATAGTCCAGAATACTACTTCCAATCCTATGTTGTTCATTACCTATCTCCTGCTTTTCTGTTTTCTGATTTATCAACAGAGAATGACCCACCAGGATATCTCTTCTCTAATTTCTTGACATTACCTCGTACAACATCATCAAATGATACATCTAATGCCATACATGCTTGTGCTACGTACCACATAACGTCACCCAACTCAATAATAAGATGTTCTCTATTGTCGTCGTTCCAAGGTTTACCTTGGAATACCATCTTCTTAATGATCTCCAAGAACTCTCCAGACTCAGCACTAAGCCCAACAGCAGCAGTGGTAAGGCGTTCAATATTGGCACCCTCTCTGTCAAGTTCACCCAGACGATCAATAAGAGATTTAAAATTCTTAGAACTATCACTTGTGACAGCATCCACGAAATGAGAATACCTATCAAAGTCCACATTGTTTATACGTTCCATTCTGCAAATTTAGATAATCGGTTTTGTGTTTGTGAGAATTGTTGTAAGGTTTCTCCTACCTCCTCATCTTCTGCATTTAATATAGATGAGTTCTCTGCTACATCATACAACCTCATCTTTGCTCTGTCAATGCCTAACATGAATTTTTTAGATGCAGTAGGATCATTATATCTATTCTTTAATTGCTTGACTAAGATACGACCCTGTTCTTCTAGTTCTTCGGTAGAAATAAGAGCAAACATAAAGTCAGCAGTTGCAGGGAGACCGAAAGACTCACTTGTGTCAGTAAGATCAGGATCACTATTCCCAAAACCCGCACGAGTAGTTTGAGTGGCGGATATGATTGGAAGATTTGTTTCAACTGCAAGACCACGAAGTTCTTCTGCGATTGCTTTAACATATGTGTATGAGTTTACGATAGCACCTTTGTATCTAACAGATGCACAGATGTTTAGATAATCTATAAATATGAGATCTGGTTTAAAATCTTTCTTTAACTGTAGATCATTTAACAGTGCTTTAAAATGTCCTGCATGTGCAGATGCAGTAGGGTACTCTTTTATAATAAGTTTACCCCTTGTTTTCTTTGAGATCTCTTGAACTTTTGATCTGAATAAAACTTCTGGTATGTCTACAATATCTTTGACACTTACGTTGAGAAGATTTGCATCAATTCGCTCTGCAATCTTTTCCTCTGCCATCTCACATGTAATGTAGAGAACATTGTACCCCTGTGAGAGTGCGGAACCAGCCATGTGGCACATGAATAAACTCTTCCCGACACCTGTACCAGCAAGAGCGATATTGAGAGTCTTATTAGGTAGACCACCTTTTGTAATATAGTTAAACTTTTCCAAATCAAATGGAATTTTTTCTTCTTTTCTATGATAAAACTCATAACGGTCATCTGCCTGTTCAATGTAATCGTGACCAATATGTTCGTCAAAGGATACTGCTAAAGCATCTTGTAAAATACTAGGTATAGAACCTTTATCTAACTTCTTGTCACCGCCATCAGCAATCTTGATAGACTGCATAAGTGCATTGTATATAGCACGATCTTGACACCATTTTTCTGTTGAATCACATAACCATTCATAGTCTACCCACTCATCAGAAAGAGAATTTAATCCCGATAATGTATCTTTGAATGTCTCTTCTGTAAGATCTCCTCTACTTTGGAGATTAATTGTAAGAACTTCTTTAGTAGGAACTTTGTCATACTTAGCAGCGAAGTCTGCAATTTCTTCAAATATGATTTTTTCATTGAACTCTTGGAAGTAATCTGCTTTTACAAATGGAACTACCTTACGATAGTATTGCTCATTACAAATAAGATTACGAAGTATTGTTTCTTCTATACGTTCTGTCATTCTAGTTTTAACCTCGCAAATGATTTCTCACTTAATCTCTTCTGTATTAGTCTACCATAGTCTTCATGTAATTCGCAACCAATATAATGTCTATTTAATGATTTGGAAACAACTGCTGTTGTTCCTGATCCCATGAAAGGATCTAGAACTATGTCTCCCTCTTCACTCCCTGCCTTGATACAAGGTTCAATTAAGTCAGGTGGATACACTGCAAAGTGTGCTCCCTTATATGGTTTGTTTGTTACTGACCATACACTACGCTTATTCTTTGTAGTATATGATTTGCTTAACCCTGAGTGAGGGGATAGACCAGTGCCAGCATTATGATACTTACCTTTAGTACGATCTCTAGTACCCCAGTCTTGCTTGACTGGTTCTTTGATTGCTTCATTATTATAATAGTATTTACGATTTTTAGAAAG